TGCTCGTCAAAAGGAACGTTCATTAACTTCCTACCATTAGAACCCCATAAAAAGTTTCTTTGATCTGAAGATAATCTTAATATTCCAGCTTCAACAGCTCTAATACCAAAGTTTCTTAGCATTACATTTTCATCATCCGCCAACTCTAAGAAGAGTTCAGGGTTATTTCTCGCAAACACTAGTAAATCTCTTCTAAGCTCCTTAGAGCTCAACTTAGATACCTCAGAACCTTTCTCAACACGCATAATAGCTTCAGCCATATCAATATCAACATTTCTAGCTGCAACTAAAGCGTCAACTTGCATGTCTAAAATTTCTATTTCATCAGCAGCAAGACCTTCTGGTTTATATTCTTCATAAATACTGTCTTTATGTGGGTGGTATAAAGATAATAATTTTTGTAAAACTGTTTTTTCTTTTTCTACAAATAAAGATCCAGATCTAAAAACAATATGTTCTAATCTTTGGTCACCATTCATTTCGTCAACAAATGGTGTTTTTTGATTTTGACAGTATTTAAGTTCTCTTTCGTAACCTAGTTCTTTGTCAAAGTAATATATATTTGCAGATTTAATTGATCTTGACAATGGTTTTTTACCACCTTTTAAAAGATACATTCTATCTTTAATTTCCCATTCATTAGATGGTTTTAATCTTTCTCTTACTTCTGGTTTTGATGTTTCAACAATTGGTGTTTCAACAACTGGTACCTCTACCATTTCTTTTTTTGTTTCTTGTTTCTTTGCCATAATATAATATATAATAAAATTAATAAAATAAAAGGGCCGAGGCCGAAGCCTCGACTCTTTTAATATAAATAATGCTTACTTCATTAACATGAAGTTGTTAGCACCTTGTGTAACTAAACATCTCTCTGATAACATATGAATTTGCATTGCATCTAAAGCAGATGTAGCAGCTCCAACAGAACCAGTAACCCAAGATTTCATTCTTCTATCATCAGTTTGTGAAGCTCTGTATCTAACATGTAAGAATGGTCTCTTAAGATTTTTTCCTAATTGCTGGTCGTAAACTGTAGATGTTCCAGCTGGAACCATAACCCCTCTAATTGCATTAGCAGCATTAGCAGCGTTAATTCCACCTCTTGTAGCGAAATCATTTAAGTATCTAAAGTCAGACTTGTAGAAGTCATAAGAACCTCTTCTGAAGCCAGCAAAACCTAAGTTAAGTGCCATCGCTTCTGAATTATCAAATACCCCGTAAGAAGTACCTCCAGCACCATAAGAATTCATAGAAGCTAGCATGTCGTCCATAGCTAAAGATGTAGATCTGTTTACAAACATCATGTTTTCTTCAATAGCACCTTGTCTATCGAATTCCGCTAATATAGAGTCGAACTCAGCTAAATCAGTAGCAGCGTTAACACCAGTAACACCAGTAGTAATATTTCCTCTATCTTCGATAGCAGCAAACAAGCCTTCAGTACCAACTTGCGCTCCAGCCATACCTAACTGAGTGTCAGCAGTAGTAGACGCTCCAGCGGCAGCAGTTAATTCACCTTCTAACATTGCCATTTCTAAGTAATCGTTAAAACGAGCTCTAGTATCAGCCTCAGCTTTTAAATACCATAAGTATCCAGAACCACCTCCTTCACTAGTAACTTCAACCCAACCAATTCTAGACGCATCAGAACCCGATACTTCGTAGTAATCTTTCAAGATAATTGGTTTGTTAGAAAAAGTTTTGAATGAAGGTTCGATTGCTCCTCTTGAATCTGTATCACTAAAAGTACCGTCAGCCTTATCGTATTTAGTTCCCTTTCCATATTCAGAACCATAAACTAATATAGTAGTTGCCAGTGCAGCCGTTGAAGAATGATCTAAAACAGTTGACCCATAAGGAGCAACTGTAATAAGGTCACCAGCTACAATTATAACTAAACATTTTACTATACCATTAGAATTTGACACAATAATAGTATCGTTCACTCTAACACCATGGTTAATTGGACTGTCGCCAGATCCAGATATACCATCAGTAGTGTCTTCGTTATTACCATCCATATCAGATTGGATTTCTATAGTGGTAGAAGTTTTTACTTCACCTTTATAAGATAAATGTAATCTTGATTGCTCAGACCAAATAACTTGATCAGCAGTCATAGATTCTTCAGCCCCAACTTGTGATAAAAAACCTGAAATAGTTCTCGGTCCGAAAACTTCAGCTTCTTGTTCCATTAGGTCTGGTACGTATTGTTGAGCCCAACCGCCTGAGCCGTTGAGGTCTAGGTAGTTTGATTGTAGCGCTTGCTGAATTGAAGCAGGTACGCTATTCAAATTCCCACCTGGGTTTGATATTGCCATAATTTTTAATTTTTAAATTATTGTTTAAATTTGTTATTTTTAATTTTAAACTTAAAGTCAGGAGAGTTGTCACCAATTACACGCGCTTTAAAACCTCCAGGATCAATGTCTTCGTGACCTTGTCTTGGATTCATGTTAATGTTTTTAGATTTAGCTATGCTCTCTTTTATAGCATCTGCCTTACCTTGCTCGTAAAAATGTTGCGCAACAACATCCGCGTTCATCGCTGTGTATAAAGATTTATGATAACCTTTAGCATCTTTTAAACCCATATTCTTATCCAAAAACTTTTTGGTAAAATTGTTTAAATCGCTTTGGTTGTTTTTTACTTCATCAGCGTTGTTAACGTTAAATCGATATTTTTTTTCACCGACGTTATATTCAAAACCTTTGAACTTGTCGTTAAAAACTTTTTCTGTTTCTCTTGAAAAAAGATCACTATTTGCCTTTGTTGCTTTTTGAGTTTTCTCTAACCTCTCGTTATGTGTATTGAAGAAATCAATTGCCTTTTGTTGCTCACTAGTGAGTTTTGATCCAGCCTTGATATCCTCGTAGTATTTGGACTTCGCACCGTCCAGGTGTTGCCTTGCCTGAGCAACTTGCTCTTTCAAGGCTAATTTTTTTCTTTTAATATCTCTTTCTTCCTCTATTTCTTCATCATATGAAAATTGATCTTCCATAAGAAAGTTTATTTCTTCGTTGTTTAAATGAGGTTTTGTTTGCTTATAGTACTCGTACAATAAATCTTCTTCACCTACATTACTATAATCTTGATTTAATCTAACGTAGTCGTTTAAATCTCCTCCGGTATCTTCCATAAAATTCATTAGTTTTTGGATATTTTCAGGAAGTTCCTTTCCAGTAGTCTCTGCTTCAACAACAACTTCTTCAACTTGCTCAGTTAATTCTTCAACTTCTTCGTTTGTTACTTCTTCTAAAGTTGGGGTTTCTTGTGTTTCAGTTTCCGACTGTACTTCTTCTTGTTTTTCTGAGGTGTCGGCATCTTTAACGAGTTCAACCACTCTTCCGTCGTCAACTGCATCTTCTTTAATTTCTTCATTGTCTTTTGGTGTTGGTGGTTTGTTTAAATCAACCTTAGTCATAGTTTGCTCTTCAACTATAGGTTTCTTTTTCATTTTTTCTTGTACCTTTGTAACGTCACCTTTAGGTTCGTTAGTTTTAGTAGTCTTTTCGACTACAGTTTCTGTTTTCTTTTTTGCCATAATATAATATAATAATAATTAATAATTTTTATCTAGGATCAAAAGGACCTAAATCAAATCCACCACCCATTATATCATTACCTGCTGATTCAAAGTTTTTAGGTGGTTTCCCGGTATTTCTTTGATCTATAAGTTCTGATTGTTGTGATGCTTGTATTCTAGTTCTTTCGTCTTTACGATTTTCTTTTTCTTCTTCTTTTGTTTTTTGTCCGTCTACTTCAATACCTTTCAATTGCATATTGTATTGGAATTCTAGACCCATCAAATCTTTTTTATGCAAAACTTCTTGTTGCATTTTTTCAGATTCTAACTGCGCTTTAATTTGTTCTAATTGTGCTTGACTCTGTGTTAATGCTTGGTTTTTCTGAACTTCAGCTTGTGCTGCTGCTTGTGCCGACTGTTGGTTTAATTGAGCTTGTTGCTGCATGTTTTGCATTTGAAGAGCTTGATCTCTATCTAGCTTTCTCTTTCTACGTATTTTAAGAAGTTGGTTTGCTAACTTAATATTTTTTATTTCTCTAACATCAATAGCATCGGCGAGTTCTATTATTTGTTGCTGTAATGCCATTTGGATATTGTTTTCTAACATCATTTTTTCCTCTTCGTCTGGTTGTAATTCTATAAATATCCCAAAGTCATAAAGATGTAAATTCTCCATTTCTTTTAATACAGCGACATTATGAACACCTATAGCTTGTATAAAAGCATCTTTCGTTGGAGAGTACTCTATAATGTCAGATATTCTTAAAGATAAACACTCTGCTATTTCAGAAGTTAAAAATAATCCAGATTGTAATATATGCCTAGTAGCTGTATTTGAATTTGCTGCTGCTAATTTTTGAACTCCTACCAAAGCGTTTTTATCAGGCGTTGTGCCGTCTCTAGCCTCATTTAATCCGGTTACGTCTCTTATCATTTGAAGATAATAATTGTAATTACCTATAAGAGCTTGCATTTTGTTTCCTCCACTTCCACTTGTTATTTCTTGGATAGGCACTTTTCCAGGATTCATATCTCCGTCTTGAGTAAAAGATCTACCTATAACAGATCCTGTTTGGAAAAACATATTCAACGCTTCTTGTGGATTGTAATTAGTTCCATTACCTAGGTCGATCTCCGCTAATCCATCAGCATCAAGATAAACTCCATCAGGAGTCATTCTTGATAAAACTTGTTGTATTTTTAAATGCGTTAGTTGGATCATATCTGCAAAACCAGTTATTCTGCTAACTAAAGATTCTATTTTACCGTTATACATTCTAGGTGCTACTATAGCGTAATTCATTTTTACTTTAGTAAAATCACTTTTAGGACGCATCATGTTTTTCGCCATCTCCCACTTAAGTAATTTATCGCTACCTAAAATCATAGCCCCTTCATACAAGCACTCTATAGATCTTAAAACTCTTTCATAACCACCTTGTTTATTTTCAGGAGGATTAAAATCATCATTTTTTTCTATAGCTTTATCACCACCGGTAGCTGTTTCTTTCATTTTGTACACTTCGTTCATGTAAGTCTTATAATTGAAATACAGTACTTGAATAGTGTTTGTGTCTTCTTTGTCTTGAGAGAATCTAGTGTTGTTATTGTTTCTATTAAAGCTCTTATTTTTCATTATATCCTCAAGATCACTCTCTGATAAATGAGGAAATTGTTTTGCCAACTCGTTTACTGGAATCGTTTTAACTTCTCCAACGTAATATATATCTTCAAAATAAGGGGAGTCAGTGTAAGAATAAACAAGATTAGCTGGGTCAACATATTCTACAACCGCACCTTCAGAGGTATTAAAAGAACTTTTAACAGCACCAATACCTATTGTTGTTATATCGTAGTAAAATCGTTTTTTTATTAATTCGTATCTACTTCCTTCTAGTAACGTATTAATAGCTTGTTCTTCCGCTATTTCTACTGATTGCTTGTAACTAAGTTGCATGTGAAGTTCTAACTCATCGTTTGTTTCTGGAAGTTCTTCTATATCGCTTTTTCTAACGTCGAGATTTATTTCGTTTTGTACAGCGGCGTTAAACTCTTTCAACCTCATGTCTTTTAAAATGTTCTCCATGTATTCCGTTCTTTTTGCTACACCAAACGGATCTTGAGAATAAGCCTTTATATCATATGTTCTTTCAGATATACCATTAACAACTATATCTACAAATTTAGAGATAATTGGTACTGGTTTCCAATCTAAATTAAGATAGGACAAGTCACCATTAATAGATAATTCATCCTTATATTTTTGTATTGATTGTTCGCCTCTAGCATACAATCTTAAGTTATGAAAATTATTGTGATTGGTCTTATATCTATTAGAGTTTTTATCATTGTTAAACCACTCCGCTTCTATAGCTTTACCTACTTTTAAGCCATAGTCATAACTTATTTTTTCAGCGTCACTTACGGTTTGACTAGGAAAATAACTCTTCATGCCAGACTCTGCCATATTTATTATTTTATTATTTGTGAATTAGTTCCAGTATTTGAATACTTAGAAACATTTATGTTTAATTTTGGTTTTTCAACCTTAGCATTTGGTGTATATAAATGCCTATTATTAGCCATTATAGCTAATCCAGAACTAATTGAAGCATCGTGTTTTGTTCTTTTCGTTATATCAAATCTACTCCAATCGTTTAATAAGTCGTTAAAGTACAACGCTCCAAATGTTCCATCTTGTTTCATACCTACATGATCTTGTATATACATCTCAATAGCAGCCGCATGCGCTTGTTTAATATCTTCACTTGTATTTGGTATTCCACCTATCTCTCTTTCTGCCACTGATAGTTTGTTCCATATTTTATCGGGTCTATTCATAGAATAACCTCTATATCCTCTTCGTCTTAAATAGTACAACAAACGAGGTTTGTTATTTTCAGCTAGTATTGGCATGCCATAAAACACTAAAGCCATTAATACATCTTCAAAAAATATCTCAGCTGTCTGTGGTCTTGCTAAGTATTCTAAGAAAAATTGATTAGCTGGCGCGTCTTCCATTGAAAACTTAGTTAATCCGTGTAACGCTCCTTTAGATCCAACACCGTCAACGGTTCCTGATATATCGTAGCTATCACAACCAAAAGCTCCCATGTGTTCGTTTGCTGGATATTTAATACCATTCTTAACAACAATCTTATTTTGCATGTGTTGAGGTGGGGTCCAACTTAATTTAAACCTACCTTTTCTATCTGGATAAAATATAACTTGAGAATCTTTTATGCCATTTACCCATTGAAAATTACCTGTTGTAATACCTAATGTATTAGACATTTCTTCGTTGTAATCTATTTGTTCGTATATCTTAATTAAATTAAATATAGAATTTTTAGATTCATCTCTAAACGCGTGCTCTGTAGTTCTTGGGAATTGTCTATAGAATTCATTTAATCCATCTTGATCAGATTTTAATCCTTCTACTTCGTTATTCCAGTGCTCTACTATACCTACATCTATTAATTCACCATCTGGTCCGAGGACATCATTATCTGGATTATCGAAGACT